TCACTACCCCGGACGTATCGAAGACCATGCTGGACGACTACAAATTAGAAAACGATCCCATTCGCCAGTTCGTTGATGATGAATTGCAGTTCGATAATCACGCCGTCTGGCGCTTGAAAGGCGATCCGCAATATAGCGATGACCATACCTTAAGCGGGGTCTATGACCGTTACAGGGCCTGGGCGCAAGAGAATGGTTTCAGCAAGCCCGTTTCTCAAAAGACCTTTACCCAACAACTGAAAGGGCTGCTGAATGAAACACCAACTAAGAAGACAACGATCACACCCCAGGAATGGGAAGACTTGAAGCATCGACGGAAAGAGCTGCACGAAGTAATCCCGCTGGCAGAAGCGGCATACACCTACAAGCAAGCAATGTTCAGCACCGGGAACGAGCGAGTAATTGAATTCGGTACTAGAAAACAGATTGATGACGCACTAGCCATTAAGATGCCAGCACAGAACACTCCCGAATACCTAAAAAAGAAAAGTACCCTGCAACGGCTACAAACACGCTTTCTTGCTTAGCACATTAGCACTTGATGTAGCACATAAATTTGCGGTGTGCTAAGCCGGAATACCAACGGGGACAAGGGGTACAGAAATCCTTTAGCACATTAGCACATGAATCCCTAATTAATTTGAAAAGGGTCCGTATTATACAGAAACAGGAATAACAAGAGATTACACCCCATACCGCAAAAAGTGCCTAGCCATGTGCTAATGTGCTAACAGTTGGCTGAATCCCTTGGGGCCGTAGTCAGTACGCCGTAGCACATCAAAAATTGAAGTGCTACTCGATGTGCTAATGTGCTAAAACACTCAACCACAGAAAGGGCGATCCCGATGATCCGCATTCAAGCATGGTTCCCCGACGGAAAGAAAATTTACAACTCTGACATTGATGGCTTCAATCGAGCCATTCAGGGCAAGAACACGGTAACGCTAGTGTGGCCGGACGGTCATTACAAAACGTTGCGCTGCCCCAACATGATCGTTGATGCTGACAGCCCAACGTATTAAGAAAGGGGCATGACTATGTTCTATTCTCCAAGCGCAAGAAACGCCCAGCGGGTGCTGTCCCGGTACCTGAACAACAAAGTGAAGGTGGACCGGGCAAAGCATATCCAGGCCGTGGCGCTGGACGGTATGCCACGCCATCCGCCTAGTGGCAACAGCCAAGAACAGCAGATGGTGAAAATGATTGATGCCAGCGATGAGATCACCGCCGTGGATGCCGCGGTGAAGAAACTGAAACCAAAGCCCCGGAAGTTGATCCGCTACATGTACATGACCTACCAGGACAAAGCCAGCGACTGGCTGGACCTGCTGGACTCACTGGGCATTCCGATCACTGACCGACATTGGAACGAGTACGTTGCGGTTTCACTTGAAGCGTTCGCTGAAGTGTATCGCAATGGTGAGCTACGTGAATCCGCGAATCAGAACTGGTAAAGGAAGTTAACGCAATGAAGAATGTAAGACTGGCACGACTGAACAAACGTGCTGCATACGGCGAGTTCACGCCGTCAGGAGACGGTGAACCGACAGAGGTCTGGCATGAGGTGATGACACTGTTCTACGGGTCATATAAGCAGACGCTGAAAGATGTGCAGCAGCTTTCTGGTGAAGGTAGTGGCGAAGTGAAAGTAATCATCATTCGGCACAATGAGCGAGTTACGAATAGTGGTGCATTTCAGATCAACGGAAAGCAGTACAACGTGAAGCAAGTTCTGCCAGACGATGACGTGAACGGTATGGACTTGGTGACACTTGAATATGAAGAATGAGGTGATGCTTTCGTGGTGATGAAGTTCTGCAATCATGCAGGTTGTCGCACATTGGTGCCGTTCAACGTGGCTTACTGTGCTGAACACAAGCCAGAGCATCGCGCGCCAAACGCCTACGACAACTACCAGAACCGCAAAGCAATCGGCGGGAAATATTTCCAGTTCTACAAGTCGAAGCAGTGGCGAAAGTTGTCGTATTCATTCCGTTTACGCAATCCAATTTGCAAGCGATGCAAAGAACGTGGCTTGTACGTGAAAGCGGACGTTTGCGACCATATAATTCCTTTGCGGGTTGATTGGAACAAGCGTTTAGATGAAGCAAACTTGCAGAGTTTATGTAATTCCTGCCACTATGCCAAGTCACAAGAGGATATTGAAAGATATAGTTTGCCCCCATTAAGATAAGGCCCGCTATATCAACGTTTATGAGAACCGTAGGGTGAGCCTTTCTTTCCAAATAAATCCGATAATTTTCGCTGGCCCGTGGACGTATTAAATAAATAATGGAAATAATCAATAAAAACAAGAGGTAGTGAGAAAATGGCGAACCGATTCAAGAATGTGGAAGACATTCGGGGCCACATGCCCCCGAAAGAGAAAGAAGCCCGGCAACAGGCCCAGCAAACGATGTTTCAATTCAAGGAACTCACTGCCCAGCCCCCTACTTGGCTGGATGAAGTGGCAGTAACGGAATGGCAGCGTATTGTGCCATTGCTGAAGCAAGAAATTCCGGTGAGTGAACTGGACGTGGCAATGATCGCCAGTTATTGCCAGGCGTATGCGGACGTACAGCACGCCCAGGAAGACATTACAGCAAACGGCTTGATATTGACCGCGGACAACGGCAACACGCGTCAGAACCCCAGCGTGGGCATTAAGCAGCGTGCTACGGCAGAATTGATGAAGCTGGCGGACAGTCTGGGCTTGTCTGTCTATGGCCGGTTGAAGATGAACATCAAGAGCGACGTGAAGAAGCCTGACGATCCGTTTGCGAAGGTCATTGAACAATGAACTGGGCAAAGGAATACACGGACAAGGTGCTGGCTGGCGATATTGTGGCCGGGAAAAAGATTAAACAAGCCGCCCGGCGGTATCGGCGAGATATTAAGGCCAGCAAGTCCGCAGACTTCCCCTACTACTTCGACGAAGACAAGGCTGCTAAGGCGATTGAGTTCGTGGAGTTGATGCCCGCCCGGGACGGTAGTGTGCTGAAGTTGGAACTATTTCAGAAGTGGCTGCTATCGGAATTGTTTGGCTGGCGAGACAAGGAAACAGGGAACAGACGCTATGACCGGGCATATATCAGTATGTCCCGCAAGAACGGAAAGAGTTACTTAATGTCATCCATTGGGGCGCTGTACCTGTTGCTAGAGGATAAGCCAGCCCGCAACCGGGAAATTGTCTTCACAGCTAATACGGCGGCCCAGGCCCGTATAGCCTATGGCATGATGGCAAGCGGTTTACGGCAAGTCACCAAAGTATCCCCGTCTTTACGCCAGCGGTTGAAGATCAACCGGGACGAAATACGCGACCTGGAAACAGACAGCAGGGCGGTGCCGCTGGCGAGTGACTTGCATTCACTCGACGGTTGGGTCGGTGATCTCGCGATTGTGGATGAGTTTGCCCTAGCCCGGACGAATGAGATTTACAACGTGCTGAAATCGGGACAGGTGAATTCGGACAATAGCTTACTTGCCCTTATCAGTACCGCCGGACCGAACTTAAATGGGCCGATGTATCAAGAATACAAATTTGTGAGCCAGGTACTGACTGGAAAACAGAAAGCTGACCGGTACTATATTGCCATCTGGGAACAAGACAACCGTGATGAAGTTTTTGACCCGGCTACCTGGGAAAAATCCAATCCGCTTCTAGCCAACAAGGAACGCGCCAGAACGATGATTCCTAGTTTGCAGGCCGATGTGGATCTGGCCGCTAAACGGAACAATTTGGCCCCGCTGCTTATCAAAAACTTCAACATGTTCGTTCAGGCCCGGGCCGATAGCTATATCAGCCTGACCGACTGGAACAAAGCCACCGTGGAAGAACCAGACACGACCGGCCGGGACGTTTTTCTAGGTATTGACCTTAGTAAATCCAGTGATCTAACTTCGGTGAGTTGGCTGAATCCCATGAACGGGTATCTATATGCTGATTCATTCAGCTTTGTGGGCACGAAGTACGGCGGCATTGAGGAAAAGAGCAAACGGGACGGCTTCGACTACGTAGCCGGGGCTGAACGCGGCGAGTGCAGTATTACCAAGCTAGACAGCGGCATGGTCGATTACGATGAGACTTTAAGCTTCATTCTGGACATGATTGAACGGCACCAATGGACAGTGAAGGCAATCTGCTATGATCCTTGGAGTTTTGGCTACCTTTTGCCAGAGTTCGAGAAACGGGGGCTACCATTGGTTGAAGTACGCCAAGGTAGTGCTACCCTGTCAATTCCTACGATCCGGTTCCGTGATGACCTATTCAATGGCAAGTTGAAGCACCGGGAAAATAATTTGCTGGCTTACGCGGTAAACAACGCCATTCTGAAATACGACGCCAACAATAACCCGATAATCAACAAAACCCGGAACGCGACGAAAATCGACCCAATAGCGGCGTTAATGAACGCGTACACGGTCGCCATGGATTCAATCACGACCGCAGAAAACAGTGAGGAGTTGAACCGGTTCTATGCGAGCGATAATTTCAGTTTTTAACATCCAAACGGTGGTGCTGGTGCTGGGCTTTCTGCTATTGGTGGCCGGCATCTGGGCACTGCTGGGCTGGCAATGGGCCTTGGTTGCGCTGGGGACGGTACTGATTATAGTGGCCGTGCTTATCAACCAAAACGAGACAGGAAAGAAGGTGAATCAATGAGTTTTTTTAAGAACGATACCAGCCAGCCCCGCGAAGACAACAGCGAACCATTTCTGGATGCCCTTATCAGCATGACCAGCAATGACAGTGGTGTGTACGTGGGTGCCGGGGCGTTGCGGAATTCGGACGTGTTTACCGCCATTCGAGTGATCGCCAGCGACTTAGCCAGTAATCCCATCGAATACGATGACAAAAAGCTGACCACGCTGCTGAACAAGGCCCCAAACGATCACATGACCGCCTGGGCGTTTAAGTTTTCCCTGGTGGCAAACATGCTGCTGAACGGTAACAGCTTCGCCCGTATTGACCGGAACAACAGCAGCCAGATCACTGGCTTCACGTTGATCCCGAATAGCCAGATGGTGGTGAAGCTGGACGATGCCAGCGGCGAGGTCAGTTACACGTACACGCCCCCAGAGGGCCATGCACAGCGTTTGGAACCGGCTGACGTGCTGCACTTCAAGTGCTTCACCCAAGACGGCTACACGGGCCTGTCACCGCTTTACAGCCTACGTGATGAAGTGACTATTCAGAAAGCAGGCAACAAACTGCTTACCGGGTTCTTCAAGTCCGGTGTGCAAGGGACTGGCCTGCTGAAAGTGCAGAAAGCCGCACTTGATGCCGACGCCAAGAACAATATCCGCAAGAAGTTCGAAGAAGCCAACAGCGGCGACAACGCCCTACGGACTATCATTCTGGATAATGATATGGACTATAAGCAATTGGAGGTCAATACTGACGTGCTGAAGCTGGTGAACTCCAACGACTTCACAACGCGGCAGATTGCTAAGGCGTTCGGCCTGCCGCTGGATCGCCTGGGCATTGAAAGTGAACACTCCAGCAGCGTCCAAAGCAACGTGATCTATCTGCAAAACACCTTGGTGCAATACTTTGCCTGCTTCGCCAGCGAGCTAGATGCCAAGGTATCCGCAGGTGACAAGCGGTTCAGCTTCAACACTGACCGGCTGTTCTCTGCCGATCCGGTGACCATGCAGAAGTTGGCCGTGACGGGTCTGCAAGGTGGCGTACTGACCACGAACGAAGCCCGGAAAAAGATGGGCCTGCCCAAAGTGGCGAACGGCGATGTGCCAATGGCATCACTGAATTACACGCCGCTGGATAATATTTACAAGTACCAAAATAAACTAGAAGGAAGTGAGCCAGCAGATGGCGAACAATGATGTATTAGAAAAACGCCTGACCCCAGACGCTGGTGTAAGTGCCGATCAACCGACCAAAGCAGACGACGCTACACCGAATGAGGGAACAGACGCTAAGCAACAGGCTACCACAAGCCCCAAGAAGTTAACAGGCTATGCTGTAGTCTTCAATCAACCAAGTAAGGACCTGGGCGGCTTCAAAGAAGTCGTTGATCCCCACGCGTTTGATGACGTGGACTTGAAAGACGTTTATCTGGTATCGAATCACGATTTCAGCCAAGTTCTAGCCAGCACTAAGGCGGGTACGCTGAAGCTGGACGTTGATGATAAGGGGCTGCATTTTGAAGCCACTTTGCCCGATACCACAATAGCATCCGATGCTTTTAAGAACGTCGAAGCGGGTAACCTATCCGCGATGAGCTTCACTTTTATCGCTGCCCCCGATGGCGATACATTCACCAAGGACGATAGCGGCCAGGTGATCCGCACAATTAAGCAAGTGAAGAGCCTTTTTGATGTATCGCTTTGTGCAATCGGCGCGTACGATGATACGAACGTACGAGTGGACAAGCGCAGCTACACCGCATGGCTTGACGACCAAAATAACAACCAACAAAAGAAAGAGGTTACCCCCATGGAAAAAACAATTATTGATGCAGCACACACTGAAAGTCGCGCTTTTGAAGATTACATCCGTTCCCACGGTGAGCACCGGGACGGACTGACCACCGTATCAGCGGGGGCCGTCGTACCGAAGGAAGTCATTAAAGACGTACTGGACTTGAAGCAATCAAGCTATGACTTGGCGAAGTACGTTACAGTGAAGTCTGTGGGTACGCCCGTGGGCACCTACCCGGTGGCGTTGGTCAATAATGGCGTGCTGGCAACGAAAGAGGAACTGGCTGAAATTCCTGACATTGACGCCAATTTATTCAAGGGTGTGGATTACAAGGTAACCACCCGGGCCGGAAAGATTTATCTGTCTGACGAACTGGTAGAAGACAGTGAAGTGAATATTGTGGCCGAAGTGAAAGCCCAACTGCAAAAGCTGGTGCAAAACACCAACAACACGGAAATTACGAAGTTGCTGACCAGCTTCAAGAAGATGGCAGCCACTAACACGGACGACTTGAAGAAAATCTTCAACGTTGAACTGGACCCGGCGCTTTCTCTGTCGGTTATTACGAACCAGAGCGGGTTCAATTGGCTGGATACACTGAAGGACAGTGAAGGCCGCTACCTGTTGCAACCGTCCATCACGGCCCCGTCCGGCAAGCAATTATTCGGCGCCCCGGTCATTGTGGTATCGAATAAGGTGCTGGCTGACCCAGTAGCGGGCACATTCCCGATGATCGTCGGTGACTTGGAGCAATCTGTCTTTCTGGCTCAAAAGAACCAGGTAGAAACCAGCTGGGAAAAGTTCGACTCCTATGCCAGCGGCTTGGCTGTGGTGATCCGCAACGACTACGAAAAGATTGACGAAGACGCTGCCCGGTACGTCGAAATTACCCCGGCCGCAGCAGCCACGCCGTCAAAATAACGTCCCCGACTGACGTTACACCAAGCGCCAGTGGACCCGGGGAGATCACAATTCACGCCAAGTAATTAATCACTACGGGGGTGTGCCTACGGGTACGCCCCTTTCATTTAGGAGATGAAAGCATGACAGTTACCCTAGAAGCAATCAAGAACAGCCTGCGCCTGGATACCGACACGGCAGATGATGGGCTGATTAATGGCTACATCACAGCGGCCCAGGACTACGTACACAATGCGGTGGACAGTGCAGCCGCTGCCGAAGACCT